GTAATAGTAGGCGGTTGAATAACGTCGGGAGAGTTCTGGTCTAAGCGTATGGATGCAGTAAATCCTAGTAGACCTTCTGGCTCCATATACAGCGCAAGCTTATAATATGTTTTACGTACTTGTGGATCGTTAATAGGCATGAAAGGTGACTCATAGATCGCATCTATGTTTTCACCGTCACGAGATGCCCCGAACTCCATACGGTATACATATCCGTCTTCATTAGTAAAGACTACAAACTCAGAATTACCTACAATAAAGGAATCACAAGCAAACGCCTTAAACCCTCTAAGCTCTGCCCAGTTAAGACCACTACCGCCTTGGTCTACAAACTTAGTAGCCAATAGCCCCCTAGATACGGAGGCACGGTCAGAAGCTGAATATCCGAAGATCCTGTATTGCGCTTTATTGCGTAACACTAAGCTAGAGAATGTTGCAGAGTTATTCTTAAATGATTCGTAGTTCTGCTTGATAGGCTTAGACGCTACGTCCAAACCGAAGTCACCGATTCGCTCTGTTGCACTTAACGTACGGAGACCGTCAGGTCCCATAAAGATAACGTCACCACCAATCTCTTGAATGGTATCTTCTTGGATACATCCAATATCTTCAGTGATTGGCTGCAGAGAGTAGTCGCTAACTGTTGTTCCTGCTAGACGGGTAATTCTATCCCGACTGAATATGATAAGCTGTTCCCGGAAGACGATCATTCCGGTCACGTCAGAACCTACGTTGATAGTTCCTCCGCCACTTGCAGGATCAAAATCATCATCTGTAAACGGCGCAGTAAAGAATATGTTTGATCCTTTGCTTAGAAACAACGCATTCTTAAAGAAAGCGACATGCTCTGCCCCCTGCACCTCATCGTTAAGGGTAGATGAACTTAGGAATGTAACAGTCTCCGCACTAGTGTCGTAATACGCCGGATAGTTGCTAGAGTCTACAAAAGCAATCTTGTTTGTCCCGCTAAAGTTATAGCGAGAGAATCGTACCTTTGACGCAGTTGTTACAGAGGCTGTTGCCTTGGACGTGTAAGAACCTCCAGCACCTAAGTAATATACACCATCCCTAATAACGACAACTTGATTAGAGCCTACCCCAGGAACAATGGCAACTCCTTGAATAGTCCCTGTCCCTGTCACTTCTGCATCAATAAACTTTTCGTAGCCTGCAACTTTTTTATAGCCACCACTTAATGACGGCTCAAAGTTTTGCAGGATAGTAGCTGAACCTACTGCATTAATACCTTGTTGCAATGGGCTAAGGTTGGATACAAGTCCACCCTTAAATTCTACTAGCCATGTCTTCCAATTAATTGGCATTCTTTAAACCACACCAAAACGGGTAAAGCGAGAACGAGGTATTATGTACGTAGAGCGCACGTAATCGTACTTATTGATATACAGAGAACGCATATACTTAATGCCTTCCATAAACTTAGCCTGAGATATCTGAGAAGACTGGTTGTCCCCACGGAATTGATAGGCGTAGTACAGCGCACCGTCTACAATGATATGCTTGAACTCACGGGGTATTGTCGGTACGTCATCGTACAGCGAGAGGTCTACAGGATTACGGTAGTACTCGTAGACTAGCTCGTACGCCTTGTCTGGAGTAGGAAAGATTATAATTTCGTTACTAGGGGCAAGGGAGATGTACTGAGGCACACCTCTAACCGTTGTGCTGTCGTTGTACTCGTAATCTATTTCGTTCTTTAGGTAATCTTTATAGTCAACGGCACTGAGCTTGCGGGTATCAATTCCTAAGCTACTATTTCTTTTCAGACGAAAGCTGTCCATATCAATGTGCTTTGCCTCAGGAGGGTATGCGTAGCGAATAACTCCTGCAGTCAAGATGTCCTCTTCTTCAATATGGTTGAAAGGCCATCCGAACTCTTCATGGTTGATGTGGCGTATGGAAGCATTGACAGAATCTTTAGTCATGTCGTAAAACCCAGACACGGTACTAAAGTTAGAAGATGTCAGTTCAACTTCATTTAAACGGCGGTTGACTTCGTTGACTAATGTAAGAAAGTTATAGTCGGACATTAATAACTCCTAATCCGCAAGTTAATGGCACGTTCAGAAGTTAGCCCTTCACTGTCTGTAATTTGGCAGTAGATTTTATAGTTTGTATTCTCAGTGCCTAAACCTACACGAAGTGTTGCTACCGTAGCTGTGTTAGTTGCAGACACACGCTGAAGTCCATTAACAGTGTTGCCGTTCGTATATTCTGTCTTTGCACCATCTTCATCATCTATAAACCACGTGACGGTAGTGATGGTGGCCGCATTAAGATAGCGAGACCAATCTACACTGTAGTCTAAAACTTCATCTGGATCTTTAGGGGGCCACTTGAATGCCATGATTACACCACTTTATATCTTCTATTATCTGAATTGGGCCGCTCGCCCACGTAAACTATTCTAGGGTCTTTAGCCTCAATGTATATAATTCTTTCTCTAGAGTAGAGGTCTTTGACTGCTTCAAAGTCAAAGTTGGTGATGCTAGTGGCTACATCATTTTGCTGTAGGGTAGCTAATACGTCCGCTATGGTGAAGTTAGCAGTTCCTGTTATAGTGAAATCGTCGTTGATTTCAACAGTTATTTCGTTTCCGTCTATAGAAACGACTGCGTTACCTACAACAGCAACACCACCAACGATGCCGATACCTGCAACAGTGCCTGTGTCATGGCCGCCAGTAAGGAGTACGGTGCCAACTTCGCCTGTCGCTGAAACGCTTTCAATGGTTAGCGCAAGGTCAGGTGCACGAGCGATAATGTCGGATACAAGTCCTAGAGCTTCTACATCGCCAATAGTAAAGCGAATGCCAAACCCAGACTGGGAGGCAAAGGAGCTAGAAGCAAAAGGTCCGTCAGCGAACATGG